GGTTACCATGCATCTTATTACTCTTTTCTGGCTTTATCTCATCCTGTTTGTATCAATTTCGGCCGAGGCTACTGTGCCTCGCCGTTCAATTGACACATCTTGGGAGATGTTACCAGATTATAGTTTTAAGATAGATTGGTTTCAACCTAGAGAAGTAGCGCAAGTTGAGGCTTTACGACCCTCGTATCTGCATTCCAGCAGGTATCGCTTGCGGTGCACTGACTGTACTATCTGTCATGTGTTTCCGCATTGTATCCGGGCTAATAACCCGCATTCCGCAAGGAGTGGAATATGGTATCAATAGTCACGGAATCTGGCTCCGTAAATGGTGGCCCCTCCGACTGGTTATACGACTCTAAGATAGGCGACGACGGAAAGTACAACTCCGACGGGTCTATTAAACGAAATCCGTATTCCCGGTTTAAGAGAAAGCTCCATTACACTAGTTACTTCGGTGTATGGTCAGCTCGTCTCGATGACTTACAAGCGCAACCCGTTAGGGATCAAAATCTCTACCTCAAGACGCTGTCCGACCTTTCAGAATTGGCTCGGGGTCATTCCATAGCATTAGGGAATGATCTCGCCACGATTGGTCAGACGGTTAACCTTGTCGGTGATACTCTCACGCGGTTTGTGACATCATACAAGTACTTGAAGCACGGAAATATTAGATCCGCTCTCCGAGCACTTGGGTCGTCTCCTCGGGAATCCAGACATCAAAGTACTGGAAACCCGGCCAAACCGTTAGGTGCCGATGAGGCATCTGCTCTTTGGTTAGAGATTCAATATGGTTGGAAACCGCTGCTAAGTGATGTTTATCAGGTTGCTTCCGCAATGGAGCATCTGAATAATCCTCCTGTGCAGTACACCGTCCAGACGTCTCGTCACAAGTATCACGGTGAAGAGGACTTCTGGATTGGTGAGTTTCCTTATCGGGTTCACAACATTTCGCACAGCGATGAGTATTACCAAATCGTTGCTCGTGGTGTTGAGATTTTATCTGCTCCTAGAACTCTAGGATTGCAGGACCCTTTATCCATAGCTTGGGAGGTTATGCCGTGGTCTTTTGCAATCGATTGGTTTATACCGATCGGTTCATACCTCGACAACCTTAACCAGATTCCTAACATTTCTGCAACGTTTGAGATTCGTCACAGACATGCTGATAAGTTAACTTCTGGTTTTGGTGGTTATCTGGATCCTAAGTATGGCGATGGCCTGTATTACGAGGACATCTTCTACTCTCGGACCTATTCCACTACCCTCGATGTGCCGCTACCGCATTTTAAGAGTCTGCCGCAAGCTTTTTCGCCGGCACATATCTGGAATGCAATCGCTTTAGCGACGCAGACCTTCCACAAGTAGTCCCCTAATAGACGGGTTTCTCCTGTCGAAGTACTGGAATCCTCCAGTATTTAATATGATTTGGCACAAACTGTGCAGAAAGGCTCAAAATGAGCGCTATGACCAATCTTCTGGTGAAGGATGATACCGTCACCACCCGCGTTGAACTCACGTTCTTGCCGGTCACCGACACTCCGCGCCCGAAATGGCGTGCGAATATTGAAGGTGTACCGTTGGCGGGGCAACCCACTGTCGAATTTGACGTTACCTCTGTCAAGTCCGGCACGAAGATTGCTATGAAGGTGGACATTCCAGTTATGGAGCAACTGGGAACCGCCGGTACTGCAGCAGGCTACGTCGCTCCGGCCAAAGTGGCCTACACGGACACCGCGTTCTTTACAATGATCGCGGATGACCGTAGTACGTCACAAAACCGGAGCGACCTGCTGGCAATTATCGTCGGTCTACTCCAAGGCGCGTCGTCGACCACTGCTACTGGAACACTTGACCAGGCTTCTGCCGGTCAGGCGTTCTTTAGCAGCACGGCCCCGATCGTCTCGAGTATCGTACAGGCTACCAAACCGAGCTAATCACTCGGATTCACCGTTGCATCTTGTTGGTGCAGCGAAACCCCTTTAATAGGAGCTTATTATGTGGTTAGATAACCGTACGACCCAGGTCTCACTCCAAATCCTGGAAAGCTTTTCCTCTGTTCTCTCAACCGCCGGACCCATTTCAGAATATTGTTATAGTCTGGTTAAGTCCGGTCGGATTCGTGATCTTATTGACTACGAATTCGATTATAGCGGCGAAGTATCACAAAAGAGGCGATGTGACTTTCAAAATGCTCGTCAGATACAAGCGTTCTACTCAAAGTCCGATTATTTGGACCTGGGGTACGATCGCACTGGCAGAGCATTAGATAAGTTCATCGAGGCCGAAGACAAGTGTTTACGGACGAACAGGAAATTCTCCTATTTGCAAAGGAAGCCGAAATATTTTTCCGGCTCGTTGCACGCTATACTTCATAGCGCTCAGCGTAAAATATCCCGCGTACTAGGAGAGCTTCCAGAATTTTCGTCTTTATCACCAGCCTTCGGTCCAGGAGCTAACACCACCGTTTTAGGTCACTCTTCCAGCGCAAGGCTGAAGCTGAGTGCCCGTATTTCTTGTAGTCACGAGCTAGTCCCTTATCTCTCAGGCCATCTTGAAGATGTCCCGGAGTGGGCGCGTGTTCATGCCACCCTTGAGTCAGATGACTCTTGGGTTGTGCCTGTCACCGTTACCCCTGGTAAGCTAGTTTTCGTGCCAAAAACCGCTAAAATCCACAGAGCGATTATCGTGGAGCCTTTACTCAACAGTTTTGTTCAGAAAGGCGTCGGCTCTTACATTAGAAGCCGACTTTTCGCAGCGGGAGTAGACCTACGTGACCAGTCGTTTAATCAACAGCTGGCCAAGTATGGTTCTTTATACAACGACGTGTCTACCCTGGACCTAAGTTCAGCCAGTGACACGATCTCGCGTGAGGTGGTCTTCAGTCTGCTCCCGTTGGATTGGGCGCAGGCTTTGGATTCCTTATGCACGAGACATATAACCTATGGTGATGCCGAGTTCCATCTCGAGAAGTTCTCGTCGATGGGAAACGGTTTCACCTTTGAGCTGGAGTCCCTAATCTTTTGGGCTCTGGCGAAGGCTGTATGCGCTGTAAAAAAGATCGATTCCACACTTGTCAACGTCTATGGTGACGATATTATTGTCCCAAAAGGCGCTGATGAACTATTACGATTCGCGCTGACAGAGTGTGGGTTTACTGTGAATAACAGTAAATCCTACTCTGATGGCCCGTTTCGTGAGAGTTGTGGAGCCGACTACTATAATGGAATTGATATCAGGCCGTTTTATCAACGTGAGAAGATAAGCGACCGTACTCTCTATACCTTTCACAACTGGCTCGTCCGCCATAGGCCTGACAGCTATCTCATTGATTTGTGTTTAATGCAAATCAAAGGTGAGAAGCTGTATGGCCCTGACGGATTTGGAGACGGTCACCTCGTATCTGAGTATTATCAGCTACGGCGTAATCGCTCCTTAGCCAGAAGTGGTTGGGATGGAGGGTTCTTCGACACATTCACTCTTAAACCAGTTAGTAACTCATTAGCTGGCAAGGGTGACAGAGCATTCCCCACGTACAGTGTTTACACTCGCAGTGGTGAGCTCGACGCTACTGACCCCAATGTAGTACGGGGCAGTCGCGGTTATGCGAAGATATCAATCTACAAGAATCGCTAGGCTGTAAGGCCTAGGTTTTCCAGAGCTATTTTTCTGGTGCCCGAAAGGGGCACCTTCCTGTAAAGGAAGGTGTGAGGGTCGTTCATTCGACTAAAGGTTGG